TATTTGATTCGCCATGCAACTTTCTTTTCTAGTGTTACTGCCTAGACCCGCTTCCTAAAGATGGTATTTTGATCCCCGTCTGCCGCTCGGCTTGTGCTTTCATTTGCTTAAGGTCGGCGTCTATTTCGTCCATTTCCCTAAATAATTTTATGGCTGTTTCCTTATTGGCTTTTAGCTCATTTCTACTCCAAGGTTCACGCACTCGCACGAGCGTAGGCTCTCCGGCTTCTGCTGTGGTTCGGAGTACACTTCTATCTGGTTTGAGCATGATACCGCTTGCTGTGCGGCTTGCTCCTATCATACGCAGTTCATCTTGCTTCTCTTTTTTCAAGGCCTCTGCGCTTAAAGTGCCTCTCTTTACCAGTTCGCCGGGAGGAAGATTGCCGGGAGAAGCCCAGTAGCCAAGGTAGTCCCCCGTGCCTTCTTGTCCGAAAAGTGACCTAGTATAATATTTCTCAGCCAAACTCTGCTTCACTTCTGATGGCAACCCACCCTTTACTTCAACGCTTTGCCCTGCGGTTGGGACAGCTTTTGCTGGGGGTATTGGTGGTTTCCCTCCTAAAGCCGCTGGCTGTCCCGTTGTCGCCGCTGGTTGTCCCGGTAGTCCCGGTAGTCCCGGTAGTCCCGGTAGTCCCGGTAGTCCCGGTTGGCCTGTGCCTTGACCTCTACCTTGAGGGGTTACGGGCTGTTGCTTAGACGTCACATCCAGCATATTCATAGTGTTCTCACGCCATAAGTCACCATAAACTTTATCATTGAAGTAACTGTCAAACAGCCCAAGCAACTGGGGGAACGCCTTAATGTATTGCTCCCGCGCACTAGCCATGTCCTTTTGTTCAAGCTCCCTTGTTAGAAATTCGATTGCCGCCTTTTTATCTGCTGTTCCCAGTTGCCCCGGCCCTGATCCTTCTGACTTCAGCTCTCCCAATGCTTGCGACCTTGCGGTGGCCCACAAATCTCCAAGCTTTGCCCCTTCTTCGATAGTTAAGTTGCGCTGGCCAAGTCCTCTCCGATCCTGATTGTAGATGTTAGATAGAAAGGCGTGGGGGTTACGCATAAATGTGTCGCGTTGGGCTGGGGTTAGAAGGTCCTCATATTCCTCGCTTTGGTTCAGCACTCCAATTACAGCTAAGTGAGCGGCCTTCGATCCGGGTGCGTTCGTTTCATACTGTGCCATTCCCGGCCCCATGAACCTGTTCCACATCCCACCTATGGAAGCCATACCCCTGTTGATTGCCTTTAGTCCTTGCTTATACTTATCCGTGTTCATCAACCGCTGCCTACCTGCGGTCTGTTTTATTGTGTTAACAGGTGCTTCCAATCTTGATTTAACTTCCAATAATTTATCAGGCGGTAAGGTTCTGAGTTCTTCTACGTTCAGCGGCCCAGGTGACAGAATGCCTTGGACTAACTCGGGTGAGTTGATCGTTGCTTTGTCGATGTAGTCCTTGTTGATTATAAACCAATCCCCCATCGGCTTGTTGGCATCATACCTAGCAATCGTTTCCATTCCCTCACGGACATCAATTAAGCCCTGATACGGCAGACCCCTTTTCGCTAGGTCATCCTTAACCGTGAGTAGCCTAACTTTTTCAAGGTTATCCTCAGCTAACTGTTCATCGTAAGTGCGCTTATTTTCTAGCACCGTCTTTTCGTAAGCGCGGTTATCTATTAGCACCTCCCTGTTGTAATCGCGGGTACTTTTTGTTACTGCATCAGCTCTTACATTGGCTCGATCTTCCCTGCGTATGGCAGTCTGTTCATCCCTAGCCTCCTTACGCCTAGCATCGGCCTCGTCAAAGGTGTCAGCCATCAGGCCCATCGCTACATTAAATCCATCGTATCCTTCAGCCATATTATTGTCCTAGTTGTTGGTTGACTCTCTGCAACTGATCTGTCGCTTGTCTATTTTGGAGCTGTATTAAAAGTCTTCCGTTGTAAAGCTGGATGTCCTCTGGGCTGTAGGTGAACCTTCCCAGTTCAGGGTCATCCTTAATGTTTATATATTCCCCCTCATCTACGATTTTAATTACCGGGGGATACGGCTTACCAGCATCAGCAAGCCTATCAAACTCGTCCGCCGCAGCCTGTCTGGTCGGGAATGATACCGGCAATATCAGTCGATCAGTTGGAAGGTTATCAAAGGTCATGCTCCCTATGTTTCCAACCTCTTGCTGACTTAACATATATTGTTGCCCTTCTACTACAGGTGCATCAGGTGTAGGTGCATCAGGTGTAGGTGCATCAGGTGCAGGTGCATCAGGTGCAGGTGCAGCGACAGCGGGAGGAGGAGGTGGGGGTGTAGTAGCCCACTCTTCGCGCCATTCTTTTCCAACTTGATCCATTGGTGGCGGTGGTGGGGTTTGTGCTGCGGGTGGAGTTGCTCCCCGGCCCACGATCCCGGTTCCGCTCTCTGCCCAATCAGGCATACCACTTGACCCAACCTTGTCCTGTGGTGGGCCATTGTCTCCCTTGGTGAACTCCTTGATCGCCTTGTTCATTTCCTTCAAGACATCAAGTTTGCTTTGAGGAGCAGCCTCTTTCGCGGGAGTTGCGTTCGGGAAGGCTCCATCCTTTGTCGGCTGTTCAAGGTATTCCTTCTCCGGCCCTTGATAAGCTGTCTCCGGGGATTCTTCTTCTTTCTTCTGTCCGTAACCCGCTTCGCCAACGATCCTGTCAATCTCGGCATTTATTTCGTTTATCTTCCGCTCCTTTTCCTGTTGCTCTGGGGTTCCTTTAGCCGCATCAACAATTCCCCTGGCATTGGCTCCCCACGAACCGGCAGGTTGAGTCTGCGGGGGTGTAACACTAGCTCTAGGGTCTAGGTAGCCAGCTCGGAACACATCCTCTCTTTCGCCCAACGGAACGCTATCATCCGTGATATAAGACTCACCGGGCCGTAATCCCATAGAGTTTGGCTCCGGGATAATGCTAGCCCTCCCCGGTAAAGGCCGAGTGTTCCTGCTCATCCATTGAAGTCTTTGTCCCCCTTTAATTCTAGCCATTTGAAATCCTTTACTTACCGCCAAACATATTCATTATGCCCCGCCAAACATATTCATTATGCCCTCCATCCCGCCACCTCCGCCTCCACCGCTACCTCCGCCTCCCTTTGAAGCAGCCTTGTACATTTGGTCAAAGATTTTACTCATCAACCCTGACTGTATCTGGCCAGTAGAGGCTACAGGTTTGAACTGATCGAACGGCGTGTAGGTTTGCGGAACTGGTTGCTTGATAGACGCTGGCTGCATCCAACCGGCTCGCCTTAACTGGTACTGCCCAGCCATGTCTGACGGCATAGTGGAGTATTGACCCGCCTGTTGTGCCATCTGCGCCCCTAATCCTAGGTTGGACATCTTCGCCTGTCGGCTGGCTTCCTGTAGTCCTGCCCTCCTTGATGCTTGGCCTACATTCAAGTCGCCTCTCATCCCTGCCAGCGATTCGGCAGATGCTAGACCTAGTTGTGCGCCTAACCTGCGTTGACCCAGCCCCGTGCTTGCGCTGCCGTACTTTGCTAGGTTCGAGCTTCGCAATTGATTCATCTGCTCCGCTGTCTGTGTTGCGTATGCGTCTGCGATCCCTTCAATCTTCTGTCTCTCTGCCGTTTCAACTGGCCTCAACTCCGCAAGCTGATCCTGCAACTGTTGACCGCTGAACAAATCACTTGCCTCCCGTCCGGCTGCATCAACCGTGGGCTGGAACCTCTCTTGGATGCCACGCATAGCGGCTAGGTTCTCGGCAGGGCTTCGGCCTTGGTCGTAAGTCTCCATTAGATCAGGGCCTAGTGTTCCCTTCTCAAACGGTTGGACTGCTAAAGGTTCAAGCTCGGCAATCAGTTCGTCTCTGTTAAGTGTCTTTACAGCCTTCTTGTACGTCTTGGTTCCTCCGAATGCCCCAGCCAAGCCTCCTCTCCGCTTGATGCCCGACTCATACTCTGTCCTGTAGGTTGGCTCCACCCCGTACTTCTCGGCAACCTGCAACAGGGATTGATCGCTCATCTTCTGGAGCATCCCCGGAGCATGATCCCCCCGGTACAGGTAATTTGCCAAGTTGGCGAACCCGTACCCACCACTAGTCAGAATAGACTGCTCGACATTCAACTGGAACGCCTTGTCTAACTGGGCAATGATCCTGTCGTAAGCCTGATTCTGTGACTGAGATGCACTCTTACCCGATTGATAAGAACTGTATGTTTTAGCCGCCAACGCTGCCGCTGCTACCCACCAAGCCATTAGTTTATCCTCCTTTTATTCATTAGATAACTCCGTAAACTTCTAGGAAGTCCAGTTCAGCTTTGTAGTCTGCGCTGGTTCCTGTCTTGTATAAGTAAATTGTAGCCGTGCTTTCCTGTCCACCGTCGAACTCCGCGACAAATGTTTGCCAAGGTGCATACTTGATGTCAGTCGATGCTGTTGCGCTGCTGTCGCTGTATGCCTTGCCTGAAGGAACCTGCATCTGTGGCATCTCGTATGACGGGGCAATCGCAGTTGATCCATTCCAAAACTGTACCCCCGCCGTTACCCCGTAACCTGCAATCACCCTAGCTGTAGCCTTTATTATAATCTTGGAGTATGAATTACTTGCCAAGGAATAGCTGCCTATCGGTGTTTCTGAGGGAGCTGCTGATGTATGAGAAGTGGAGTCTGACTCGACTGTTGCAATCTTCACTATGCCCGGATCGCTGACAGACAGGTTGCTTAACAAGTGAAACTCGCTGCTTCCAGCATAGGCCACCGCTATCACCTGATTGTTTAGCAAGTCGCCATTAGTCAGGTTTGTTAAAGTTGCCCCTCCTTTTTTGATTGCGCCCGATGTGGTGACGCTCCCGGTTACAACATTTAGTGTTACACTACCCGTGTTGGCTGCGTTTACCTTGATGAAAAACACGCTTCCAGCAGCAGGGGCAGCAGTAAGTTCAGGACTTAACGTAATGGTTATGATGTTTGCGTCGGCGCTGCTGTCTGCCTCATAGAAGATGGTCGATAGTTTGTCGTACGTCACCGTTCCATCGGTCAATGCGCTGCCGTTAACCGTGCCACTTGCCGTCTTAACTGCTCCATCTACACCGTGAGCAACCAAGAACTTTGTCCAATCCCCCGTGATACCTGTTGCCAAGTTGGTGAGGTTGGCGTCCATCTCTGTTGCTGTGAGTGGCGAGCCTTTGACGAGTCTTTTAACTAGGGTAATTGAATTAGGGTCTGGCATTAGCTTAAGCTGGGTTGTCTTGTTTCGCTGGCACTTGCAACCATCCCCACATCAAATGTGCGAGCTGCAATCCTTACGTTCTTTTGTTCTGTTGCTACGATTTCGTCTTGAAACAAGTGTTGCCTAAAGAAGCATGGCACTAGGTTCCGGGTTGACGGTGCAGTAATTTGGTAGTCACTCACCAAGGTTGTGGCTGTGCCGTAAGGATTGGAATACCCATACACCTTGATAGTTAGCGTGGCGTTCTCCTCCTGTTGGCTGGCCAATTGAAGTAAGTATCCCCTGAAATCTTTTTCGTTATAGGCATCACCGAAATTAGCCAAGCCGCCTTGCAGTTTACTTGAGTAGCTAACCTTGGTTGTCGAATAGTTGGACGGTCTTTTCCAGTATATCGACCTCTTCCCCTCCCAATCTGACACATCCTCGTTGGAGAGGCCGTACCGAATCACACCTCCCACGTTTGTCCCCATTACAAACCAATCCTCATTCGTGGCTGGCGGCTTCTTTACGCTGGCGGCTGCCGATACATCCGTGTTCGTGGTGGATGCAGTCTCGTGCCTGTAGTCGTAACAGATTGCGTTGTCATCCGTGAGTGAGCTGAAACAAAACCATATCTCATTAGTCAGCACATTGTCGGCAGCAAAAACAGAATTGGTTGATGTGATTTCTGACTGCGAGAAAAACAAATCCTTGATTGAAGCCAATGCTGACACCTCTTTCGGCCCACCACTTGACAGGTCGAACGAATAGAAACTATCCCTGCCAATGTAGACATGGGAGTTCTTAAGAGGGACCAACGTGTTTTTGTAGTAAAGCGCCTGTGAACTGGGGACCTTAATCACCCGAAACTTGAAAGGGATATTAGTGTTACCCGTGTACTGGCCGACAAAGATCGAGGTGTCCTTGTAAATGACGATCATGTTTTGGAGCGGCGCCATGTTCACCACCCCTGATCCGTCATCCTCCAAGTCCTCATACCCTACGATGCTCCCGATCTCTCCAGTTTGTAGCACCGACAATTCTGATACGGTTGTACTTGCTGCATCAGTAAGAAAAATTGTTTGGTTAGATGTGATCCCCGCAATCGTAGAGGAAAGATTCCCGCCGTTAGTTCCGGCTCCGGTCACGGTTATCTTGTCTCCTATAGCGTAGGACTTTGCAGGGTACTTGAGGGTCAGCGTTTGCGAACCTTCTGTTATGCTACCCGGAGTAGGTGATGCCCACTTCAAAGGCTCCCGGATTTGTGACCAGATTATCCTAGTGTGGTATCTTGTAGTGTTACCCGTGACCACACCGTATGGGCTACTCCCTGCCATCCAGGTGTTGAGATCGTCAACCAGATCAATGTTGCCCAGCATCAGTATGCCGTTGTAGACAGCCATCGAATCCACACTAGCAATACCGTTCTCCCTTAACTCATACAACGGGGTGACTGTCTCATGCTCGACCCGGTAGGATACAGGTAGATCCACTCCGTTGTTGAACACGGCATACCCGTTGATGTTGACAGCTTGCCACCTGTTACCGCTCGAACTGAACCCGCTTCCTATGGTGACCCAGTTGTCAGGGGTGTTGTCGATGTATTCGGAATCAAAGTAATCCCCTGACACATAGGTTACATCATCGCTTTTCTGGTAGCGGTACAGGTGGGTCTTGGTTCCCACTATGATTGCCACCTCACCGTTAGGTCGGCGCACCATGTGTACTAGGTTAATCTCCGTTGATGCAGGGAAGGCGTTGCCATTGGCGTCACTTGCGCCTGAAGGGCTGAACCAATCGTATCCCTCCCTCCTGATCTCTTGATCCAGCTCCCGCCGCCAATCGAGCTTCTGGATATAGTTGGCAGGGCCAGCGAACTCCTTGGACAAGGCGGTGAATAGCTGCCCACCATCAGTAGGCTTTGCCGTTACACTTGTGTACCTTGCCTTTGCCATTATGGCGTTGTGGAAATCGTACCGGGTTTTGGTGGCAGCCACTTAATCGCTTGGCTGAACGCTCCGGTATCAGGATCAAGAAACACCTCACCTACTTTTGCAATAAACTGTACGTCTTTTGTGGGAGGTTTAGTGAGGCTTGTCCCTGCGCCAGAAGCGATGTCTACCTTTCCGGTGTTTGTGACTATTACATTCTTGTCGCTTCCGGCAGCTACGTCTTCTGTTACCTCTAGGTTTGCTCCGGTTGTTGCATCAATCAGCACATCTCCAGCGGCTAGAGTATCGTCTAAATCCATTATTAAAGTGGCTGTTGCATCAATCACCACCGCTGCTGAATTTGTCTTGGTGGTTACCGTTGTTCCGGTTTTAGCAAAGGCTGTCTGCATAGAGCTGTGACCGCTTACGAGCCATTGACCATCACCCGAGCTTCTTGAGTCACAACAAATATCCAGTACAATCTTCTTGGCTAGGGAGTCATCGGTTGCTGGTATCACTTCAACCATGTCGCGCAACAAACCGTATGCGTTATCCACTAGCTTAAACGCCTTAACAACTACACCTCGACCTCCTGACGCCGTCCAACTTCCAAGCCCAGCTCTACTGGCTATCAAAGTCCCCGCACCTGCGGCAGTACCGGCACTTACAGTCATCGTAAATTTCTTGTTGCCGGTTCTGGTTATCGTGTGGCTTGCATTGAAAACCCCAGCACTTGACCCGGTAGCTCCGCTTATGTGGATAGTGTCGCCTGTCTTAAAAGGATGAGGGCTTGTCATTGTCACGGTGGCCGTAGTGCTGGACACGGTGATTGAGGTAATAGGCGCGGTTGGAAGCGTGTACTGAATGGATGATGTGCCTACCGTATGTAGGGTTACATTTTCAGCTTCATAACTTCTCCCTGCTGCATCGCCAACTCCCATGATGCTGACCTTGTCGTTGGCTGCAAAGCCGTGACCTGACGGCATCGTAAGGGTGACCTCCCTGACGTTACACGAACCCGCAGTAGGAGATTTTCCAGCTATCCTCAAGTAAACAGGCCCTTTGTTTTCGGTAACATTACCTCTGTAAATCGACAGCTTAAATATCTTACCGTCGTATGTGCCGCTGCTTGGGTCAGGCAGGGTTATAGTGGTGGATGTGGCGCCGGAGTTAACGACAGCCCTGTAAATTCCTTCAAGTGTTTTAGTTGTTCCCGTGTATCCGTTAACTCCGTTGACCTCGGGTATAGCCAAGCCGGTTGGAGTAGAGTGTTCAGGGAAGTTACCGTTTGCGTTTGTTCCCCCGGCTTGCACGTTAATGTTCTTCTCAAACATCTTGTCAATCTTACCAAATGGAACCTCTCCATCAGACAGACTGAGTTTGCTGTACGGAATACTACCGGCCAGTTTGTCCTGACCTATGCTTCCGGCAAGATTGGCGTTGGTGACATTAGCCCCTAGGTTTAACTTACTGTACGCAATAGCCGCGCTTGCATCCACCTTGGCGTTCGTGATTTTGCCATCGCCTATTGTCAATACCCCCGTGTTAGCAACCGTGGCATCCCCGCTTAAAGCAACCGCTGTACCTACATTGGAAGACCCGCCGATCAACAGTTGCCCGTTACTCATGGGTATGTCACTCACCACTACATCGCTCTTCTCCTGCCATTTAAGGTAGGTAGCATCACTCGTGGCGTTCTCGTTCCAGATGTAGAACTTGGCCTCCCCGCTTGTTCCTAACCTGCGTACCCAGATGTAATCCTTCCACTTGGTGGTGGTGGCCGCATCCGGCACATTCGCACCGCTACTGGTGTCCGTTGTATTTAGTAGACTCATTTTATTAAGTTACACAGGCAAGGTTGTTCGGCCCACCTTCTGGGTTCATCCTCAACACTTGCCGCCCAAAGCTGTTCAAATATAATTCCTGTCGTTTCTTCTGGAAGGTGGAGTAGTAGGACTCAAACAGTTTCAAATCCTTGTCCACCTCCCTAGTGACCTTTGCCTTCACATACTCACCCACGCACTCGGCCATCGGCTCATCATAGGGAACCTTGTCCGTGTCTGAATGGTTAGCCTTGAATCCGTCCCAATGCACTTCAAGCACCTCGTTGCGGTCCATCTGCGGGTAGATGTAGAAGTCTCCACCCCTGCCGACAGCAATGACCGAGGCCCCGGTGTTTATCAGAGGGTGCGCGCAGATAAGATCGTTGCGGTTGGCGTAGGAGTAGTTGACCAGAGGTGTTCGGTTGCAACCTTCGTTGTCCGTAGACGGTGATGCTGCCTCCTCTGCTGATGTGTAGAAAATTCTGTATGCTTCCTGTGGTCTGGCCTCACCCGGTAGCTGCCCAAGGCTGGCGTTTCCCTCTGTCGTGAGTGGTTGATGCCCAGCTACACCCGCTAGGTTATACTTGGTGACACTTCCCTTGCTGTAATACTCAACATGAGACAACACCTCGACCACGCCCAGCCGTATCATGCGATCCACATAACTGGTAACACCCTGTCTCACCCCATCCACCGTGATGAGTTCCTTAACCGCCGTCTTAAATTCTAGCCAAGTCATCTTCCGGGGTACCTTCTTCTTCCAAATCCTGCTGCCGCTCGCCTTGCCTGATTCTTAACTGCTGGTGATCGCTGGATCATAACACCATCACGAAGGCGTTTCTCACCCATACTTGGCCTCCTTGGCCACCGACCCCGTTTCTTTGGTGGTTTGCGTGGCGGCCTTGGCTTGCGCGGCCTTGGTTTGCGTGGCCCAATGACACCTTCAACAATCGGGGGTATTGTCTTATCTATTATCTTACTAGGGAGTCCAAGTATCGGCCCCACCACAGGTATCTTACTTACCGGAGGCAAAGGTGTTTTATCTGCGACCTTGTCGTATGCCCACGGAATCGGGTTTGTCACCGCGCTATACCCCTCACCTAGATAACTCAACGCTTTAAATAATTTATTTGCCACTTTTCTTCCTCCACTTCCTAGCCTTGACCATGAGATCAGCAGCAAGTTCCGGGTTCCCTGTCTGGTTCCCTATGGCTGCCGCCTTGCATTGGCTGTAGGTTGGATTCTTTTCCTTCAATAAATCTAGTCCATGCTGCCTCCAATATTCCCCGATGGCCTCCCTCTCTGCATGAGTTTCAACCTTTCTTTCTTTTAGGTTTAGCAACTTGTTTTACCTCCAGAATATCATCCTCATCTTCGACTGACACCTTGGGAGCCGTGGCCGCCACATGATCCACACCCTGTGTTTCTGACACGCCTCTCAAGTGAGGAGATGAACTCTGCCTCTCGACTTTTTTTTTGGTGCAGTCCTCATACTGCTCTGCCGTTAACTCCTTGACCTGCCCCTTTGCGGCAAGCTTCATAAGTGCAGCCTGTTCGCCGGGATCAGCGGTCTGAAAGGCTCCATACCAGCTACCGGCCGACACATCCACAGCCTCAAAGACAAAGGTGTACCCATCCATCTCCTTGCCAGAGTTCGCGTTTCCGCTGAAGTATTTAACAGCCATTAAGCAAACCTAATTATAGTGTTACAAATTGTCAAAGAAAAAAGGGCCGAGGCTTTTACACCCCGACCCTTGGTAGCAGAGACAGAACAGGTATGGAGCAAAAATTAAAGAACTATGTTCCGCCAGCCGCCTTCAGTTGAAAGCTCATTCATGTCTACAATTTCCATGTAAACCTGAACCTCACCCGCTGTGAGAGTGTCGAGCTTTGCGGAACCGGAGCTAACCGTGGCCGTAAGCGTACCCTTCATGAGCAGATCGCCGTTGGTTACATAACCGTAAGTGTCTCCATCTCCCTGTGCTGTATAGGCGTCCCATTGCCCTGCAATCGCAACTGTTTGGGCGTCAATAAACTTGTCTGTGTCACCTGTGATTCCAAAATCAAACACCGCAGTCGCCTGGTTTGTGATTCCAGCGAACGCCGTCTTGGTGTGGGCAACAACATCCCTGATGAGCCAGCCTTTAAGCAACCCCTTGGAATCTCCCGCAGCGTTTTTGGCTAGGTACGCATCTACCGCTACTGTAAGTGCATCATCTGTCGGAGTGTAGTCCGTGTAGCTAAATGTAATTCTATGGGTGAAATGCCCAAGGCTTGCATTGTTTTTTAAGTCGGCAAATGTTGCGTACGGAGCAACGCCTGTTAATTTTTCTACTAGCATATCAGTATAAAAGTTAAGGGCAGGGGCCGGTTAAGACCCCCACCCAATGTGATTAGGAAATGGTTACGTCAGCTCCGGCAACAGTCACACTAGGTGAGGCATCGCTGAAGTTTTCGACCATTGCATGACGGTTGGTGTTACCCACGCGCACTTCATATGTCTTACTATTCAACTGATAGTGGGAGACATTGGGCTGAATGACGCAGTTGTAGAGGTCATCAGCAACATTGGTTTGACGCTTAACACTCGCAGTCTTGAGGATGTTGATAGCGATGTCAGACCAATCAATCAGCCAGAGTTGGCGAGCCGAGTCCTTGGTGGCAGTAGCACCCGAAGCAGCAACCAAGCTGCCATGTGCGCCGATCTTGTCATCAAAGAAGGTGTCCGTGAAGACAGCCAAGCTAACCCCTTGATCCGGGAGATCGTACTTGTTGTACTCGAGAACCACCTTGCCCTCGAAACTAATCTGCTGCTTGGGCTGCATGAACAGCGTCAGGTCAGTAGAGTATTTGGCCTTGTAGTATTTCACCATCAAGTCCCGAATCTTGGCCGCAGTAAAGCGATCCGTCATAGCGTCGATGGTATCCACCGTGCCACCAGAGTTCTCGCGCTCACGCTTAATCATGTAGCAAGTCTCGAACAAGACATCCAAGCTCAAGGCGTTGCCAGCGTTGTCCCAAATGCGGGAACACTCACTTAACTGGGTACGGATGCCCAAGGTGTTGGACTTGTACTCAATCGTCGGAGCAGAACTGCAACTATCGAACGGAGCGGAACCAGCGGTGGTATTAGGATCAACAACTGTAGGCAGACTTGTGTAAGTCTCAACCTTCTGGTTGCTGTTGATGCGCTGCCCGTAGAACACAGAGTTCATAAAGGCTTGCTGCTGGTAAGCCTCCTGCTGCTTGCGCTGTTGGGCGAGAGGCAACTGCCGGAACTTCTTGAAATACTCCGAAGTCAACGGAGCCTGAAGAGCCTTGATATATTCCTCATTGAACTGGTGACTAAACCTCTGAGTTTGTTGCCAATATTCAATCAAGGTGAGGTCATTGACGGCTGGCCCTTGGTGACACCACTTCTCGTAGTCGCTCACCGAGTTGCCCATAATCATGCCCGTACCAAGTACCAGATTGTACCCGGCATCAGCCTTGTTAGTGGCCGTTGCAGAACCCCAAGCCGTTTCAACCGAATCACCTGATGCAGTCGAAGCATACTCACTAGGAGCAACAACGATCCGCGCCTTGGCAACCGTGCCTGAGTCAGCGTTCTGTGCTGCAAGAACCTTATACTGAACATAGGCCACTTCAGCTCCAGCCTTGGTAGTGTTCGTATCCGTGCCTCCACCGAGCTGACGGCCATTGGTCATCACATTGATGTAGGCTCCCGGATTGAAATACTTCTCGATGTTACCAACCTGACTCTTGTTGAATTTAGTGTTGGTCAAGGCATTGGAGTTGCCCGAAGGCGATCCGTCCGTGCCAGCGTTAACTGTCAGGATAATTGCCGAGCTGGGTATCCACCCGTAGTTTGTGCTGTTAGCACCAGCCCCGCTGATGTCACCAGTAAACTCCGACCAAGTAACAGAGCGTCCCTCAACCTGAAAGTAGTTGAAGTTCAGCGTGTTCCTGCGTGGAACCAGAGTGAACGGTGCAATTACAGACTGCGAACCGCCACCAGATTTCTCACCCAAGGCAACGTGCTTTGAAAGTAGCAGGTCATACAGGGATTTCTCGTGCATACCAGCAAGGCGAGCCTCGGTAGTTTGCGCGATGATCCTGTCCATCCCGACCTCCTTGGAAGCTTGATCCTCGAAGTCGCTGCGTTTAAAGGCCGTAATGCTGGCCCGTGTTAGTGTGCATCCCTTACTGTCATCGACAAGTATGTGCCGAGGTGAGCAGTTATAGATGTTGGCGGTATCTTGCGCCGCGCTTTGTAGTGTTGTTGTTGGTAGTGCCATAACTAATACTCCTAAAAGCATTAGCGTAGGCCGTAACACTATGATCGCGAGTAACATCGCTTAAACACTAAACAAATATAAAACCTTGAGGCTGGTATTTTTTTCGTCTAGGTAAACGGAGAAGGCTGGAAGTCCATGCCCAGCGCGGTAACAACATCAGCGCCGGGGGAAGGTTGCTCTTGAACACCGTCCGTTGTGGCTGTTCCGGGGCTGGAGGATTGGGTAGCCTTGGGAGATGTGATAGCTTTTGGCTCCTCTTTTTTCGCTTTGCTCTGCGACTTTTTACCAGACTGCCGTGTAAAGCCCATCTTTCCTAGGCGTTCTTCTTCAGATTTTACGCTATCTTTAGCCCTAGTCTGAAAGTAATTGCCCATGATGTCCATGATGTCGCTCGATGTGAAAGTCCAATGCTTGTTGGCATCCACGTTCCCGTACTCGGACGGAGGCACAAACGATTTCTTAACACCATCAACAGTTTTGGATAGGTGATCCCCTCCGTGTTTGCTGAAGGCTTCCGATTGCTGGGTAACAAAGTCTATAATCCAACTGTGCAAGGTGTTCTTCTCGTCGTAGGTCTTCAGCCCATAGAACAGATCAAGATACTCCTCCCCCACCCGCTTGGCATCTGCCATTTCGTTTTCATAGATAGACTCGGCAAGCTCATCGCCCTCCTCCGGGCCGTCCTCTGATAGAAGCTTTTCATACCGGGTAAACTCCTTCTCCGCTTTAGGCTTATCAGATACCTGCCTGATCTTCTCTTCCAACTCCTTGTTCTTGCCCTCGAACTCTGACCTTGCCTCGGTTAGAGCCTCATCCTTTATCATCTGTCGCTCCAACTTGCGCTGCTCGACTCGGCTTACGTTGGGCTTGTTCTCCTTAACCCATTGCATGAACTCCTCATCGTTCTCGTCGAAGGTTCTGTCTTCTTCATCCGACTTATCTATGTAATTATCTAGGTCGTTGTAAAATTTGACCAGTTTCTTCTCCATCCCCTTGTATTTCTTGGGGTTAGAGGATTCGGCGTACCTAGCCAGTTCAATCTCCTCCCTTTGTTCTGGTAAGTAATCCTCTAGATCATCCTCCGTGTCCTCCGTGTCTAGCGTAGGAGGGGGTAGGGGTGGGGCTGGCGTCTGCTGCTTTAACTCATCACGGATGGTCTGCCTGATGTCATCCTTGGACAGCTCCGGTTGCTTAATGTTGAACCGTTTCCTTGGCTTTTCTTCAGCCTTCTCTGGTTCTGGTTCGGGTTCTTTCTCTGGTTCTGGCTCGGCAGGTGTGTCTTCCTTGCCTTCGTCCTTGCCTTCTTCAGTTTCTTCAGCCGGTGGCGGGGCAATGTCTACTCCAAGATCGTTGTAGAGAATGTCCAAGAACTCCTCCCTTTGGGGTTCCTGCTGTTCATCCTGTACCTGTACCTCTTGGGTTTCCTCTGCCTGTACCTGCTCCTCTTCTAATACTGCTGTCTCTGCCATAAATCTACATCATAGGCTGGGGCTGTTGCTGCAATTCTGCTGCCATCTGTTCTGATGCTGCCCGTTCTTCAGCCGCTTGTCGCTCTAGCATGGTGCCGCTTTGTGGGTTTTGCTCTTCACCACCACCACCTAAAGATTCCTTAATTGATTGGATTTCCATAGCGTTTTGCTCGATCACATTCGCCATAGACTGCATCACCTGTTCGGTTTCCTGATTAGGCCCAGCCAACTTGTTGTCGCCACCGGCTGGAACCTCCAGCTTGAGGTCAGTACCAGACTTCCGTGCGATCTCGTTGACTAGTTCAAAGTATTTATCCTTGCCCATTGCCTCAAGTATTAGTGGCGATTGGCTAACGATCTGGAACACTTGGATCAAAGCCTGAGCCTGTTGCATATTGGATGCTCGCTCCGATCCGTCCCGGCTGGTGAATATGTAGTCGTGCTGCAAGTTGTTCTTGCTACCTATCACCGTGTATCTTTTCTCACCTTCATCACCCACTACATCCGAATCCTCTGGGTCTATCTCAAACCCTGCCTGTTCGATGACTGCTTGAGTGTACCTCTCCTTGACGGGTAGCTTGATTGTGTTGCTGCCCATGCTGATGATGGACTCATAGATCACCCGCTTCATGGCAGCCCTTCCCTCGTCAACGGCCTCGCTGATAAAGGTGTAAACAGATTCGGTGGTGTTGCTGATAGTCAGAACTTCCGTGGCACTCGTTTCCCTAGGTGACGGCTGCCCCTGTTCCTGTGGACTCAACGCCATCAGCCTCTCGGATATACCAATCAACTCGGCTATTGACCTAAAGATGCTGGTAATCTGGGAGTTAGGCTGACTTCGTACAATCTTGAACACATTGTCAGGGCTGGTGTCTATGCCCAGGTTGGCCAGCTTTTGGAACGAAGCCTCAAGCACATGGGTCGTGGCATAGTAGTTCTCCCCGCTCATTGTCTTTCGGAACTCCTCCCTTAACTTCATCCCCTCCTCTGAATCTGGGAAGATGTCCGTGTTCAGTACCCCAACATTGAAGAGGTCAGCCTTGGTGGTTTCCAATAGTTGCGAGAACAGGTTGGTTAGCTGATCTTGAAACCCCATTAACTCGTGGGCCACGCTGATGTTCCTTAACCTAGTATCGTTCTCGTTGTAGGCGAAGACGGCCGCAGGGCTGGATGGCATGAACTCCGCAAAGATAATGGTGGAATCCCCCGCTATCCTCATGTGTACCCAGACAGGGTGAGGGTAATCCCCTATGCCCCATTGGTTAGGTACTATCTTGCAGAAGTAATCCGTTACAAATACAGAGGTGTCACCCATCTCCCCGGAATAGATACCGACATTATTCTTGCGGTCATTCCAGCTAGTCAGGTCATCATCTGTTCGTGGCGGGACAATCTGCGTGTAGTAGTTGTTGAAGTAGGTGGCATACTGGGTGAATAGCCCAACCGTAGAGGAGGTGAACCCCACGGAATCACGGTTGAAATACAAGGGGTTGCTCATCACATCCCTGTACCTGACTACATCCCAGAACCCCACATATTCCGACCCCGTATCAGAATTGAGAGAGGTCAGAGGGTAGGCGTTATCCCAAAAG